CACCTACTAAGAAAGCACCACTAAAGAGACAGGCAAATAAAAGCCCCTAGGAGCCAATCACAAGCTCGTAGAGGCATGAAAAGAATATGTGGAAAGGATACCAGAACCATTGCTAGTCAATAACGTCCAAGGCTGTTGTTTTGATTAGAGATTGTTAAGGTCCTGCTTAGTTAATCTTATAGATAAGCAGTCATTACTAAACGGGCTGCACTGTTTACTAGCAAGGGCACGGCTAAACCTTGGGCAATCTTCTTAGTCCCGGATACTAGAAAGGGATACAGCTAGAACTAAGTAGGGGCTGTATGATTTTCGTACAGCTTGCTTAGTCTTGTGGGGCTTTGTTTAGATTTGTTTAGTTGTATGATTTTCGTACAGTAGGGGCGGCAGGATGCCCATGGGTACCCCACCCCCATATATAGCAATCATATACATTTTTAGAAGAATTGGATGTTTACTAGACAGGACCTCGGCGGTACACTAGGTAAGATTTATAAAGCCCTCACAACTTATATACTATATACCCCTTTGCAGGGTACTATATCATTGTACAGGTGATTGTTACTTTTGTCAAGTCTTTTTTAGTTTATTTAAAACTTGACAAGTTCGTATACTAGTCCTATAATAGGATACATGAGTTACCTTCCACAAACAACCAACAGTAAAGCTAAATCCCTTACGGATAAACAACAGTCTTTTTTAGATAATCTAATTGAAACAGGTGGTGATCCAAAGAAAGCAGCCGAGCTTGCGGGATACTCAGGCAATTATCATCAAGTTATAAAATCATTAAGACAACAAGTGATCGAATTAGCCTCGGACGTACTCGCTCGTTCTGCCCCTGCTGCAGCTTTTAAGTTAGTTGATATCATGAACAGTGATCATCCTATACCACAGGTTAGTAATAAGCTAACTGCAGCCCAGACAATACTGGATCGTGTAGGTGTTACTAAGAATGATAAGTTGGATGTAACTCACTCTACAAGTGGTGGTATCTTTATACTGCCGGAGAAAGCACCCATTGAAATACAGGCTGAAGAAGTCGAGTATATAGATGATGAAGAAGGAGAAGAAGAGTAATGGCACACGAAAATAGAAGGGCAGCTTTAATTAAAAAGCATAACCTCAAAGGAGTTAATAAACCTAAAAGAACTTCAGGGCACAAAACAAAGTCACACATGGTTTTAGCACAAGAAGGACATACCTTAAAGCTTATACGCTTTGGACAACAAGGTGTTAGTGGCGCAGGCAAAAGTCCTAAGACTGCTTCAGAGAAAGCCAGAAAGAAATCTTTTAAAGCTAGACACGCTAGTAATATTTCTAAAGGTAAGATGAGTGCAGCTTATTGGTCTGATAAAGTAAAATGGTAAAGAAGGGTACTCAAATAGGAAGCGATGAAGCTCCTGTAACTTTTAGGTCTACTATAGCAGGTAAAGGTTCGAGAGCAAGACCCGGAGTGTACAGCGAAGAGTATCGTGATAACTTTGATAAGATTTTTAACAAGCCTAAGAAGTAATGCCGTATTCACAAAAAGTATTAGATAGGTTTGAGAGTGTCTTAGAAGACCCTGAGAAACATTCAGTAGGTCGATTCGACCCTAATGACCCCAACGTAGCAACAGGCATGACAGGAGCACCTGCGTGTGGAGATGTTATGCGGCTACAATTAAAGCTTAATGGAGACTTAATAGAAGACGTTAAGTTTAAAACCTATGGCTGTGGTAGTGCTATAGCTTCGTCAACTTTGTTTGTAGATATGTTAAAAGGTAAGACTATACAAGAAGCTAAACTAATTAAAGATAAAGATATAGCAGAGGCTCTAGAATTACCACCAATCAAACTGCATTGTTCTGTTCTTGCAGAAGACAGCATAACAAAAGCTATTGAAGACTGGGAGAGTAAAAAATGAAAGAAGGATACATAAAAAGAAAGACTTCTACTATTCCTTTTGGTTATAAAGAAGACAGTGATACTAAAGGATTCTTAAAGCCCATAGACGATGAACTAGAAGCTCTTAAAGTTGCAGAAGATTTAGTAGCCGGTGAGTCTATAAGCTTACGAGATGCTTGTGATTGGATAGAATTTAAAACCCATCGCAGCATTACACCTGCAGGATTAAAGAAACACATAGATAAGAAATATGGAAAACGAGAACAACGACTTGAAAGATTGGGAACAGAATCCACATCTTTACTTGACAGATTCTGACGGTAGCTTTGTCTTAAAGAACGATGGCACACCTCGTAAGAAAGGCGGTAGACCTGTTGGAGCAACCTCAAACTATCAATACTCAAATGCACAAAAAACAAAAAACGCAACAAGAAGAGCCTTTAATAAAAAAAGGAAAGCAATCGAAAAGATCGAAAGGCAACTTAAAGCAAAACGGACCTCACTCAAACAAACCACAAAAGTTCTCTCCCAACTTGAAGACGACTCGAAGAAACCTACAAACGAGGGGAAGGTAGTTACAACAGACGAACTTTCGTCAATCCCTAAAGCAATCCAAGCGGAAATAGATGCAGGCTCACATGTAGTCTTTCATGCTAATGAAGGACCACAGACGGAGTTCCTAGCAGCCGATGAGAAAGATGTATTGTATGGTGGTGCTGCCGGTGGCGGTAAAAGTTATGCGATGCTTGTAGACCCTTTAAGATACGCACACCGCAAAGCACACAGAGCCTTAATACTAAGAAGGTCTATGCCAGAACTACGAGAACTTATAGATAAGTCTCGTGAACTTTATCCACAAGCATTTCCCGGATGTAAGTTTAGAGAAGTTGAAAAGGTTTGGAACTTCCCTAGTGGGGCTAAGATAGAATTTGGATTCCTTGAGCGTGATGCAGATGTTTATAGGTATCAGGGGCAAGCATACAGTTGGATAGGTTTTGACGAGATAACACATTTACCCACAGAATTTGGTTGGAACTATCTGGCTTCAAGGTTAAGGACAACTGATCCAGAGATTAAAACTTATCTACGCTGTACTGCAAATCCCGGAGGTATTGGTGCTGCTTGGGTTAAAAAAAGATACGTGGACTCCTCTGAAATTAATAAATCTTTTACAGGTAAAGATGGTTTAAGTAGAAAGTTCATACCTGCACGTTTAACCGATAATCCATACTTAGCAAATGATGGCATATATGAGCAGATGCTTATGTCTTTGCCACCAGTACAACGTAAACAATTACTAGAAGGGAACTGGGATGTAAACGAAGGAGCAGCCTTTGTAGAGTTTGATATAGATGTACACATTGTAAGCCCTTTTCACATTCCTATGACATGGGAACGGATCAAAGGTATTGACTATGGATACGCTTCAGAGAGTGCTTGTGTATGGGGAGCAGTTGATAGGGCAGACGGCACTTTAATAATATATCGAGAATTATACAGAAAAGGCTTGACAGGTGAGGATTTAGGACGTATAATAACAGAGATGGAAATGCAAGACCCTTTTTCCGTATCAGGTGTATTAGATACATCTGCTTGGTCACGAACAGGAACGACTGGACCAACCGTAGGGGAAACGCTCGTTAAACAAGGACACAAACTTAGACGAGCAGATAAAAATAGAATACAAGGTAAAATTCAGATTCACGAATATTTAAAAGTACAACCAAGTGGTAGACCAAAGTTACAGATATTTAATACATGTCCAAGCTTAATCAAAGAACTACAAAATATACCATTAGATACTCGTAACCCTGAAGACGTAGACACACACGCTGCGGATCATGCTTATGATGCGTTGCGTTATCTTATTATGAGTAGACCTAGAATAAATAATCCAATGGAAAATATTCGACAGTATCATAGAGAGTCTGTTTATAGACCGGTAGATGATACATTTGGTTATTAATATATGGCAGATAACGACAATACATTTTTAAACGCTGACAACATCTACGAAGACGTAGAAGGTGAGTCTGGTAAAAGTTTAAACTTAGAAGAAGACCAAAAATTAAACTTAGCAGGTTTAATAGTTAATAGATTTCAACTTGCTGAAGACTCTAGGAAAATACACGAAAGACGTTGGCTAACAGCCTATCAGAATTATAGAGGCTTGTACGGTAAGAATATTAGATTTAGAGAATCTGAAAAATCTAG